TTGAAAAAGATGCCAATGCTTACTACCGTCGTGTTATGGTTGATAACATAATGTAGGTCTAAATAAATACACTTTACTAAATCTTATATAAATACTCCTAGTGGAAACATTAGGAGTATTTTTTGTGATTAATAAAGTCTTTATTATTTACATTTAATCAAAAGTATATTATAATTATATTATGTCAAAAAAAATAAAAATCCCAGCTAAAAAAGAATTATTAGAGATTTATACTAAATATGGCGAAAGTATATCTAGTTTAGCTAAACTATACAACACTTCTAATCCTACTATTAGAAAATGGCTTAAGAACTATGATATTATTCTTAAGTCTCATAGAGACGTGTCAAGAGAAGTTAATAGATCTAAAAATAAAAAAACTCCAAATAAAGAAACGTTTGAAAAATTATATTTAGAAAATAGTATTAAAGATCTTGAAAAAATATTTAGCGTGTCTCAAGCAACCATTTATCAATGGATAAATGAACTAAATATTGAAACACAAACGTTGGGTGAAAGAGTATCTAGTGGTAAAACTATATCCTTTTTAAAAAAAATACCAGATCATAATACTATATTACATACATATTCTCAAGAAAAGAATATGGAGAAAACAGCTGAATTGTGCAACATGTCTGTTTCTTATTTGAAAAAACACTTTAAAGAAAATAATATAAAAACTATAAAAACCTGGTCTAGCAAAAAAGAAAAAGAAATATTTGAATATTTACTAACAAATGATAACTTCGGTAAATGGGAAGCATGTAATAGATCTTTAATATATCCATTTGAACTTGATATTGTTTCACACGAAAGAAAAATTGCTATAGAGTATTGTGGTTTATATTGGCACAGTGAAATATCTGGAAATAAACAGCCAAATTATCATTTAAATAAAAAACAAATGTGTGAAAAACTTGATTATCAACTTATTACTATATTTGATTCAGATGATATATTAAAAGTATATTCGTTCTTAGATCATATTATTGGTAAAAATAAACCCATCTATGCAAGAAATACTAGGTTTGATATTGTAGAAAATGAACAATCTAAATCTTTTAATGAAAAATATCATATGCATGGAAATCATACAGGAAAAATAAAAGTTGGGTTATTTCTTGATAACGAATTAGTTTTAAATGCTTCTTTTTCAAAATCTAGATATAATAAAACATATGATTCAGAATGTATTAGAATGACTTCTCATAAAAATTTTAGAATCATCGGTGGCGTATCTAAAATCTTTAAAAATGTTATTAAAGAATATGATATGAAAAATATAATCACTTATGTAGATTTAAGATACGGCACTGGAAAGTCATATAGTAAAAGTGGCATGTCTTTTAGCCACTCTAGTCCTCCAAATTATTGGTATTTTAAATCATCTATTGGAATATTACATTCAAGAATACAGTTCCAGAAACATAAACTTAAAGATAAATTAGAATCATTTGATGAAAATCTAACAGAGTGGGAAAACATGAAAGCAAATGGATGGGATAGAATATGGGATTGTGGTAACGGAGCTTATATAAATAATAATAACAAGGATAATATTGTATAAATAATGATAAGAACAAGATCTCGTTAAGAGACTTAACTGGGAGGCTTTCGAGCCTCCCTTTTTTATACTTATAAATAGTAATAAATGAATTTGTATAAAGGCTCAAATAATGGATTTTGTTAAGAACTCTCCAGTAAATAAAAATCAATTATCTCCACTAGGACATAAGTTTGCTATAACAAGACTTCCAAATACAGTATATTGGTGCCAGTCTATCAATGTTCCTAATTTAACCCTTGGTGAAATAAAGACCGGAAACCCATTTACAGAACTTAATTATGCTGGCGATCACCTGAAGTTTTCTCCATTAAATGTTACGTTCAAAATAGATGAAGATATGAAGAACTATTTAGAAATATATAATTGGATGATTGGTCTTGGTTTTCCAGAAAAATTTAATCAATTTGCAGATCTAGTTACAGATGATTTAGATGGTGGACCATATGGTATAAGATCTGATGCTTCTTTATTAGTCACAAGCAGTAATATGAACGCAAATTTAGAAGTAGTATATAGAGATATATTTCCTATTGCATTAACCGATTTTGTATTTGATACTAGACTTACAACAGTAGAGTATTTAACAGCTACTGTTACATTTTCTATTAGAGATTTTACACTACAAGCAATATAAATGTTTACATTTTAAGCTTAATATGTTATAATATTACTTTAGTACACAATGGAGTTATGAATGACTACTGAAGAAATATTTGAATTATGGAATATAGATTGTAAAATAGACTCTTTAGATCTTGGAAGAGCTTCTCTAGACATTCCGATTATACATAATAAATACTTACAGATCTATAATAAAGAAAAACGAATACTTAATGATTTTCAGAAAAAGTATAAAAAGCTTTTTCATCTGAAAACAGAATATTATATGGGTAATTTAAATGGAACAGAAGAGTTACAGAAGCTTGGTTGGAAGCCGTTTAAATATACTATTCTAAAATCCGACATATCAAGGCACATTGAATCAGATTCTGATGTACAGAAACTACTTTTGATGATGGAAGATCAAAAACTTAAAGTAGAAAATCTGCAGGCCATTATAAAAGAGCTTAATGTTAGAAACTTTATTATAAAAAATGCAATAGACTGGAGAAAGTTTACAGAAGGAGCTCTATAATGAAACCTGTTCATAGAAAAATACATCAAAGACTTCCATTTACTGAATTAATGAAAACATTTAAAGATGCTGTTATACAATTCACTACGCTTTATACTTCAGGAGAATATATAAAAAATAAGATTCCAGCTAATATTTGGGATTTTGGAGATGTTGTGTCTATACAAATAGAAAGTGAATTTGATGAAAAGAGTTAATGATGCATTGATGGAGTGTATGGTTACAGAATTTATACCATCTAGACCAGAACTCACTAGAATATTTGGATATGAGTGTTCTAGGTTTAATTTGCCTGGAAGACCAGTGACTAATATAGGAAGAGCTATTAAAATGGAGATGACTTGGAATACATAACATTACATAAAAAAAATGAAGCACATATAAAGGTTGAATGCGATTCTGGTGTAGCCCAAGAATTAAGTGAATTTTTTAAATTTAGAGTACCTGGCTATAAGTTTATGCAAGCTTATAAAAATCGTATGTGGGATGGTTATATAAGACTTTTCAATACAAATACTCATGAGATTTATGCTGGCCTGGCTGATTATATAGATAAATTTGCTAAAGACAGAGAATATCTATTAGAGTATTCATATGACTTTGGCGACGAAGAATTTTCTTTAAAAGAAGCCAGAGACTTTGTTCTCCAAAACAAAGATATGATAAAAATGGCTCCTAGAGATTATCAAATGGACGCTTTTGCTCATGCTATTAGAAAATCTAGAAGTCTATTATTATCTCCTACGGCATCTGGTAAATCATTTATAATATATCTTATTATGCTATATTATAATTTACCTACTCTTATTGTAGTTCCAACAACTACTCTTGTTCATCAAATGGCTGCTGATTTTGTTGAATATGGATATGACGAAAAAGATATTCATAAAATATATTCTGGTCAAGATAAAGACACTGATGCTAAAGTAGTAATTACAACGTGGCAATCTATTTATAAACTTAAACCTTCTTGGTTTAAGAAATATGATGTTGTTTTTGGCGATGAAGCTCATTTATTTAAAGCAAAATCTCTTATAGATATTTTAACAAAAATGGTTGATACAAAGTATAGATTTGGATTTACTGGTACTTTAGATGGAAGCCATACACACAAACTTGTTTTAGAAGGTTTGTTTGGAACAGTTAATAGAGTAACAACAACAAAAGAACTTATTGATAATAAACAACTATCAGCGTTTGATATAAAGTGTATTATATTACAGTATCCAGATGAGATACGTAAGGCAATGAAGAAAAGCACTTACCAAGATGAAATAGATTATATTGTAAGAAACGAAAAAAGAAATAAATTTATAAAGAACTTAACTCTATCATTGAATGGAAACACTCTTTTATTGTTTCAATTTGTAGAAAAACATGGCAAAATTCTTTATGAATCAATGGAGAAAGAAAGAAAAAACGTATATTTTATTCACGGTGGAATCGATGGTAATATTAGAAATGAAATAAGACAAATAGTAGAAGGGCAAACAGATGCTATTATTATTGCTTCGTACGGTGTTTTCTCTACAGGAATAAATATTAAGAACCTGCATAATATTATATTTGCTAGTCCAAGTAAATCGAGAATTAGAAATCTTCAATCTATTGGTCGTGGACTTAGACGAAGCGAAACAAAAGAATCTGCTACTTTATTTGATATAGCTGATGATTTAGTATGGAAGAGCAAAAAGAATCATACTATATTACATCTTGTAGAAAGAATAAAAATATACAACGAAGAAAAATTCAATTATAAAATTTATAATGTTAAATTGAGGTAAATAAATGAAACTTTCCAAAGGCGATCTTTGTATAATAAAAACAACAGACCAAGAAGTAATAATTGGAAGCTATACTGAAGAAGGATCAGATTTTGTAACTATAGAACAGCCATATTCAATATTATTTCAAGAACCATTAGACGACGGCCATCCGCCAAGAATATATTTATCTAAATACAACATGTTTGGTAATAATAGATTTACAACTCTATCAAAATATAGTATAATAACACTATATGAAAGTAGTGAAACTATTAATACTTTATATGCTCATTATTTAAAACTAAAGTTAAAAGAAAGTGAGCAAATAAAATTTATCAATTTATCTGATGATGATGAATATGATTCAATGAATATGTTAAATAATAATAACAGTAACACAACAATTCATTAGGAATACAATGGCACACTACGTAAATAATAAAAAAATGTATGAAGCATTATGTGAATATAAAAAGAAAGTCGCAGAAGCAGAAGAACAGGGAAAAGAAAAGCCTAGAATACCAAACTATCTTGGTGAATGCTTTTTAATGATAGCAAATAGATTAGGAACTAAACCAAATTTTTCTGGTTATACTTATAAAGAAGAGATGATATCTGATGGAATAGAAAATTGTATAATAGTTATAGATAATTTTAATAGTGACAAATATAGTAATCCATTCGCATATTTTACTCAAATTATATGGTATGCTTTTCTTAGACGAATAGAAAAAGAGAAAAAACAAACTTATATAAGATATAAATCATTCCAAGAACTAAATGCTATGGGTGATCTTGTGAACTCACAGGATAGCGAAGTTGAAGTAACATATACAATCAATATTAATGATGAATACATGAATAATCTTATAGAAACTTTTGAAAAAACTAAATCAAAGAAAAAGGCGGCAAAGAAAAAAGGATTAGAAAACTTTATAGAAGAAGAAAAAGATGATGATGCAGAAAAAAAATGAACATTTGGTGCCAGATATGATAAAAGATATGTGCCAAAAATTTGAAAAAATAGATAAAAGAAGTGGCGAGTTTTCTGCTGTAGCAGAAAGACTTACGACTATTCGTGATTATATCGATTTATATTTGAAAGTTAGAAATTTTAAATGAATGAAAAAGTAGCTATAATTACAGACACACACTGGGGTATTCGAAACGATAATTTATCTTTTTTAGAACATAACAAAAAATTCTTAGATGAAGTTTTTTTCCCAGAAATAGAAAAACAAAAAATACAACATATTATACATTTAGGTGATTTAACAGATCGCCAAAAATATATAAACTGGAATACTGCGCACCATTTAAAAGAAGATTTTGTGCAGCCGATAATCGATAAAAATTTAAAATTGACTATAACAATAGGCAACCATGATACATATTGGAAAAATTCTAATTATGTAAACTCTAT